CAAAATCTTCAACTAAACATGGAACTGATTTAACTGTTCCATCAAATACAAAAAAACCTCCTGCTTGTCCCATCCACCAAACTCTTCCATTAACATAATGTAGAGCGTGTTGACCAATTAATCCACAATTACTTCCAACCTGTCTAATAGAAAAGGTAAAAGGTGGTCCAACAAACTGCATAACATATGCAGAAGTATCTGTTAAAATTAAAATATAATCTTTACCTTTTGCAGCTCCTACAATTTTTACTCCAGAGTCCAACCTAAAAGTACCAGCGGTGTTAACTGATGTTGGTGCATACTCAGATATATTTTCTTGATCGGAAAATCTTATAAACATTTTATCTTGTGTATTATCATCTCCGACTGTTGTTTCAGTTCCAAGAACTATTAAATGTCTATCTCTATCTGACACAATAGACATGACTGATCTAGTGGGTGCTCCGCTAACAACAACTGCCCTTGTAATTAAAGCATTTGCATCTGCATGTATAGGATTCCAAGAAAAAGTTTTTCCATTTTTAATAGTGGCTATCATAACTTCACCAAAATTATCTATAGACCATGAAGCGGGATCAATAACTAAATTACTCGATGCAACTGGAGATCCCCAGGTTCCTCTTCCCCACGTGCCTGTTCCCCAACCATAGCCTGCTGTTGCATTTAATGGACCTGGTTTAATATATGGGTTCACTGTGGCAGCACCACTAGCGGATGTAGTTGCTGATGCAGCACTAGCCATTGTAATTGTAAAGCTGTTCACTGAAGATGTAATTACTTCAAATGTATTTGTTTCAAAGTCTGATGCTACATATCCTGCACCACTCGGAGGAGTTACTGAGGTAAATGTAAAGAGATCCCCTGCCAATAGACCATGAGTTGTTTTATTTACGGTAACAGTTGCTGAAGTATCTGTGGTATCGAATGTACAACCCGTTAATGCTGTATCTAGTGGAGTGATATCATAAAAACCGCCTTCATAATAAATTAATAAAGCTTTATTAGTTCCTAAAGCTGCGTATATTCTTCCATCTAAATCAGCCCATACTAGTTGTTTTCTCACGGCTCCAACTAAAGTATCTGATGTAATCTGCTCCCAACCACCTATTTTTTCAGGAGAACCGTATCTAAATCTTACAAAATCCCCATCAGTCCACTGACCTTCTGCTCCTGTCTCTGTGACTTGTTTATTGAATCCTGGTGCTATTTGTATGTTTGTTAAAGGCATACTATATTATAACATTTTTAAAACTAAAAAAATATACCACATCATTGATAGTGAATTTGAAGTATATATTTTGAAGAAACTTTAGAATTTGTTAATATGTATGGCCCAAAATAATCAATTAATATTGACATGTTTTGCCTAGATTTAATTTTTTCAGTGCCTACAATGTTAAAATAACCATCTCCATTGTCTAAAAAAAGTATTAAAGTTTTATATTTTTTATTATATAAAAATTCAGATCTTTGTATGTTTTCACAGTGATCTTTATAAGGAGAATAACAAACAATGGTTGATTCTAAAATTATTTTGGCTTCTATATTTTTTAAAATTTCAGATAAAATATCTAAAGTGTACGGACTAACATCTCTTCCTTGTTCTCTGACCAAATAATGTTTTAATATAAATGGTTTTTCATTTTCTTTAAACCAAACAAAATTTTTTTTGTGAACAATATTTAAAATGTTCACAAGGTGTTGATTGTGTAAAAAATTATTTTTTATTTGGAACATTAGTTCCCTCTACAGTGGTGTCTGTTTCAGTTATTAATTTTTTTGTTTTTTCATCAAATTTTTCATTCCAAGCATGTACCATCGCCATTAAAACATTTCCAAAATGTCTCAAAGTTTCAGAAGTTAAATAAAGTTTTTTTTCATTATTTATAATTTTTAATTCTTCATTTGAAAAAATAATTTCACATGATCCGTCTTCTTTTTGTTCAAATCTCATTTAAAACTTCTCCCCCTTTCTCTATCACCATACCAAAATTTGGTCTTTTATCCTTATAAAAATCTTTAAACTTACCGTTTTCATAAACATAATGTAAAAATATTTGTCCGTACCAATCTCCCAGAAACTCTTCTCTCCAATGCTCTATGTCTTTTCCAGAATAAATTAAACCATCTCCTTCTTTTAAAAGTATTGGTTTATTTTGTAGATATATAGGCCAATCTGTACCATCACTCCCAACATTAATTGTAACTGAAAGTTCACACGATTCTCTATCTTTATGTTTTTTTAATGTGGCGAATTTTGTATAAACTCTTGAGGCGGAGTATGTTGGTAATAAATTTTTATTAACAATTTTATTTATTTTATTATTATATTTTAAGAGTAAAGAATCTGTAATTGAAATTCCGTAAAAAATTGTATCGGCAGTATCTACATAAGGACAAAAAAATTTTTGATTATTCCTATGCGTTAGTCCCATCCAAATTTTTAACAACTCTACTTCATCTTTTGATAAAAAATTTTTAACAATTTTATATTTAAATTTTTTCATTATAATGCCCATGACACAATTGAATACCTAGTACCATTTTTAACAGGTGTGACCCTATGCGGATAAAGAAAATTACTAGGCCACATGATTAATGTATTCTCAGTTTTTTCTATTTTTAAAGTTTTATCTTTTAATGGTGTTTGAAATTCAAGTTCTCCTCCCTCATAATTATTATTTAAAAAATAAATCATACTTACAGTTCTGGGTGTTGTGCGCCCATGATCAACATGAAAATTATAAAAATTATTTTTACTATATTTCAATAATTGAATTTCTTTAATGAATAATTTTTCACTATTTGTATTTTTTGAATATTGCTCTAAAGCTTTAGTAAACTTATGTAAAATAAAATTACACCAGTGAATTTTTGTAAATTCTTTTTCCAATTCACCATTAATTAAATTAATCATTTCAACATCTCTTATTGATTTAATTATCTCACCTCTTCCATTACCTACTACTTCTGCTGGCTTCCAATCTTTCATGTGTTTAATATTTTTAAAAAAAACATCAAAATTTTTTTGTGGTAAAAAATCTTTTACTACAGTTATATACGTGGTCAATAAAGAAGAGTCTATTTCCATTGTTTCTTATTCCAAAATTTTTTTTTGTAATTGTGTAACATTTTAAGACTGTACCAATAAAGTTTGTTATGTAATTTTTTTCCAGCATCGTTTGTTTGGCCTATTTTCATTTTCCAAAAATCTCTTTTAAATGGTATGACTTGTACATAAGGTGTGCCTTTTTCCAAAACTGAATTAAGACTAGGGTATTTATCGCCATTAACAATAAATGGGAAATTAATTGGCATATTAAAAGTATCAGTATCAACAATACCTGGTATAATTGAAAACCTATCATCATTGTTATTCATGGGTGGCAAGAATAAACAAGAATATCCAGGAGGTGTTTTGATTATCCAAGGATTTAAAATTTTTTGTATTGGCAAATTTAAATTTTTTTTTACTAAGGGACATTCTTCTCCTAATTGTTCAACACTATGATAGTTATTATTCAATTCAGAATTTAAATTAAAATCGGTTGGTCGCAATTTGCTTGTAAGATCTGTTCCTCTTACTAATTGATTTTCTTTATTCAAAATGAATACGTTGTGTTTTAATAAAATGTCTGTAGGAATTTTTAAAATATAGCCTGATGTTAAAGTATCTAAAAAAGGTATACATCCTTTAATAGTAAAGTTTTGTGCATTATGATTTAAATTTTTGTACCAATCAGGTATATTAAATTTTGCAGGTTTAGGATAGAGATCTTTTTCTTTTAAATAATTTTTGTCTGTATCGAAATTTATCGTTTTACTAAACATAACGATCAAATATCAAAAATTATGGAATTTGTAAAGGGTGATAATAAGTTATTGAGTTATCTTCACAGTATTTTTCCCAATTTCCTGTCACTGGAAAGTTTAAAGAACTAAAATCAAAATCTTCTAAATAAATTTTGTAATTTTTTAAGTCATTTATTAAAGGATGTTGCCTATTACTTGCAATAAAAGATTTTATTAAAATAATTACACTTTTAAAATACTTTTTTAATTCATCTTCATCATTAATTTTTGGATCTGTTTCGGGTCCTGGAATTGTATCTGTATGTGATTCAAAACATGGTGGAGGGTTTTCAAAAACTGTCACTCCATTATCTAAAGAAGGTATTTTTAAATTTGTTCTTACATTAGTAAATTCTTCGTCTGTACAAGTTTTTATTGTATAATTGCTAGAAAATGAATGATAATTTAACTGAGTATCATTACTTGCAATTTTTTGTATTATACCAATTTCGTTAAAAATTAAATAGGCCATAATTATCCTCTGTTATCGTAGATGAAAATTCCCCCAGGTCCACCCGGGCTCCCTGGATTAGCGAATTTAGGATTTCCAGCATTTCCTCTAGCGCCACCTTCACTTGTAAGTAAACCTTCTGTTCCAGAGTAAAAAAGAACATTTGAATTTAAAGAAGTATGTGTTGCTCCTGGCGCAGCGCCATCATTTCCAGGATTTCCAGGATTACTAGGACCACCTCCGGATCCGTTTCCTCCATTTCCGGCGTTTACAGTAAAAAGATTTGCAATTGATGTTGAACCACCGGCAGCTCCTGCAGCTCCGTTAGAGCTATTAGGATTACCAGCACCTCCACTTCCGCCTCCACCAGCGTTATAAGCATAATTAGCTCCTCCAGTAACAGGCCCTGCATAAAAACCAAAAGCTCCATCTCCACCATCTCCACCTTGTTGTTGCCAATTTCCAGCACCTCCACTTCCGCCTCCGCCTCCAGAAAAAGCAAAAGCTTGATATTTAGTAACATCTGCAGGAGGACTATAAGTACCGGACGCCGGTCCACCTTGAGCAACTACGTTTTCAAAATTAGCAGCTCCTGATCCTGATGAAGCAGCCGTTATTCTTCCTTGAGCATCGATAGTTATATTAGCAGCTGTGTAAGGCCCTGCAGAAACTGCAGTGTCCGCTAACTTATCTGCTGTAACAGCGTCATTTGCTATTTGTGTGGTGTCAACTTCATTCGCATCAATTGCACCATTATCAATTACTGTATTTCCATTTGAAATAATACCCATCGTATCTCCTTTAAATTTTTTCTAACTTTAACCTAAATTTTTCATTAGATTTGTTGTTAATTAAGTATATATCTTGAGCGCCTTCCTGTAAAGTCCAGCTACCTTTAGAACCATCTACAACGTTTCCCTCAGTTTTATGTTCATTATTAAGATGTAAATCACCAGTATAAACATTTTGCCAGACATTACCGCTGGCTCCTAAATCATAAGTGTCATTAGCACCAGGTAATATGTTTCCTGTAGCTGTAATTTGACCAGTTGCGATAGTTCCTAAATTTGAAGTTACGTCAATAATATTTGTTCCATTACTATAAAGAATTTTTACTCCTTTATCTGTTGTTGAAAAAGTAGGACCAGTCCCCCCTACAGTTTTAAATTCAACAGTAAATGCTCCGGAAGTGTTGTTATAAACAATGTAAGATTTTTCTATACTATCTGGGACTGTAACAATTTGATTTCCTGTAATTGTACCCGATAACTCTATAATTAAATTTCTTGCATCAGAAGAAGATGTTGATCCGTCAGCTATTAACAATGCTGTTGTTTGTGCTCCACCAGTTATGTCTTTATCTACATAACCTTGCATTTGATTAATGATTTCTAAATTTGTATTTGTTTTAGTTCCCCAAGTACCATCGTTGGCACCTGTAACCATTAGTTCTATTCCAAGATCAGTATATGTTGATGACATGTCGCTATTATATCCTCTCTACGCTGCTAGATCAACCTCAGTCCAAACATTAGACACACCTGGATCAATTTCAGCCCACGCTGTAACATTTGCATTTCCAGCACTAGATTGTAACTCAATTCCAGTAACATCTATATTAGCGTTTCCTGTCACTATAACAGATCCTATAGATGTAGACATTTGAATACCTGTGACATTAATCACGATAATTGCATCTACTGTTCCAATTGAACTAGTTAGTTGAATACCTGTCAGTTCAACGTTAGCGTCTGCTGTAGGAGTTTCTTCTCCCATAGACATTGTTAACTCTTGACCAGTAACTTCAACAGTATGATCTGTAAATGCAGACTCATCCCCAATATTAGTTTCTAAAACTAAAGACTGTTCATTAACAGCATTAATCATGTCCGTAGATCCATCGGCTCCATCAAAATGAAGAAGAGCTATTGTATCTGAATCAACTGAAAATTCGCTTGTAGGTTCTGTAAAGCTAGAACCAGTATATCTAGCAACATCTGAAACTCTCACTTCATCTATGTAACCATCAAAATCACCAAAGCCATTTTTACCAATAGTAAAT